CTATGTTAACAAAGTCAATGAGATTGAATTTGTTTAAAGATTATGAATCAATGGATAGTGATGCAATTATATCTTCTGCATTAGATATTTATGCAGATGAATCTACGATGAAATCAGAGTATGGAGATGTTTTAGAGATTAAAACAGATAATGATAATGTTAAAGCTATATTACATAATTTATTTTATGATATATTGAATATAGAATTTAATTTATGGCCTTGGATTCGTAATATGTGTAAATATGGAGATTTCTTTTTAAAATTAGAAATTGATGAAAAATATGGAATTAAAAATGTAATACCGTTATCGGTTTATGATGTTGCTCGTATTGAAGGGATTGATGAAGATAATCCTCATTATGTAAAATATTTTTTGGAAACTCTTGACACTCAACATAGGTACTCAGCTGGTAATACAGCTCATCAAAAACAAGAATTAGAAAATTATGAAGTAGCACATTTTAGATTACTATCAGATTCTAATTATTTGCCATACGGTAAATCACAAGTTGAAGGTGGACGTAAAATTTGGAAACAATTAGTTCTTATGGAAGATGCTATGTTAATTCATAGGATTATGAGAGCACCAGAAAAAAGAGTTTTTAAATTAGATATTGGTAATATTCCACCAAGCGAAGTTGATAATTATATGCAAAAAATTATTAATAAGATGAAGAAAGCACCAGTTGTAGATACAGAGACTGGTGATTATAATTTAAAATATAATATGCAGAACATTACAGAGGATTTTTTCTTACCTGTTCGTGGTGGAGATAGTGGAACAAGTATTGATTCATTACCAGGTTTGACCTATGAAGCTATAGATGATATTGAATATCTTAAAAATAAATTGCTAGCGTCATTGCGAATACCAAAAGCGTTTTTAGGATTTGAAGAACAAATTGGTTCTAAAGCTACTTTAGCCGCAGAAGATGTTCGTTTTGCAAGAACTATTGAAAGAATACAAAGAATCACAGTATCGGAATTAACAAAGATTGCTATTGTTCATTTGTATGCACAAGGTTATCAAGATGCTGATTTAGTTAATTTCGATTTGGGATTAACAAATCCATCTACAATATATGAACAAGAAAAAGTTGAGTTATGGAATAATAAAACATCTTTAGCAGCGTCGATGGTACAAGATGGATTGGTTTCTTCAGAATGGATTTATAAAAATATATTTGGATTTACAGATGATGAAATGAAAGAATTAGATAATCAAATTGTATATGATTATAAACAAAAATTCCGTCGCGGCCAGATTGAAAATGAAGGAAATGATCCTGCAGAAAGTGGTGAAGCAACTGGAACACCGTCTGATATGGCAATGGGTAGAACTGGTCATGAGTTAGAAGATGAGGGTGGAAGTCCTGAAGGTGGACAAGAAGGAGCAGGTAGACCAAAAGAGGGCCCAAAGTATGGTAAAGATGGTTCTGCACGGGGTAGAGATCCATTAGGAGCTCATGATAAAAAGAAAGGTGCGAGTGGAAGTCCCAAATATGGTACTGCATATAAAGGCGGCAGTTCATTAGCTCTTGCACATTTAGACTTATTAAAGAAATCAATGGGTAAAAAGAACAGAGAAATCATAACTGAAACATCTGATGTGGAAACGGAGTATCAGAAGGAAATAACTTCTGTTAATAACGGTGATGAAGATGAATAAATATTGTATAACTTTATATTTATATTTGGGTAACTGTAATTACAAGATGATATGGAGTATTTTATAATGACTCGAAAACTAAAGCATTCTAAAATAAAGAATACCAGTATTCTTTTTGAATTGTTAACAAGACAAATAACGGCCGACGTTTTAAATGATAAAAAATCACAGTCGGTAGCGATAATGAAAAAATATTTTAATGAAAAGACTGAATTAGGTAAAGAATTACAATTATACCAAATTTTATCTGAAAAACATTATAGTACAGAAGATAGAGCGACACAATTATTGGAAACTGTATTAAAATCAAGAAAAAGATTAAGTAATACTGTACTTAGACGTGAAAAATATAATTTAATAAAACAAATTAAAGAAACTTATAGTGTAAATGATTTTTTTAATGGTCGTATTTCAAATTATAGATTGTTAGCGTCAATATATAAAGTATTTCAATCTGAAACATCTAATGATATATTTGATCCAGAACATACAGTTAATTCAAAATTTACTATTTTAGAACATATTACAACTAAAAGAACTAATGTTAGTGTTAAACAAAATAAAATTATAGAATCATATAAAGAAAAAGATAAGGATTTGAGATTACTTACTTATCAAATTCTTGTAGATAAGTTTAATAGTAAATATAAAACATTAGATGAGTCTCAAAAAGTGTTATTAAAGAAATATATTAATAACATTTCTAATACAAATTCATTAAGAGAGTTCATAGATTCAGAATCTATTGGAATAATGAAAGAATTAAAAAAACAACTACCAAAAGTAAAAGATAAAATTACAAAGATAAAGTTAACAGAAGCGGTAAATCAAATAGATAATCTTACAAAAGGAAGAGTTGTTAAAGATAAACAGGTTTTAACTTTAATGCGATATTATGAATTAATTAAGGAGTTGAAAAATGTCCATAAACCTTGAAACTTTAAGAAATTTTATTAGAGAAATAATAGAACAAGAATTACAGGAAGCATCTGTAACAGGTAATATAGATGGTGGTGAAGGCCCCCCTAAAACTCCTTATGCATTTAAGAAAAAGAAAAAGAAAAAAGACGAATCTATGTCTGAAGCTAAGTTTCATATAAGAACAGATTTTGGTAGCGTTTTGATTGACGCTGGTTCTACGGGTGAAGCTAAAATGATTGTTGCTAAAAAAATAAAGGGCGGTGTTAAAGCTATTATAAGTGTTAATAGAGTAGGTGTTTCTAAAGCAAAACAAGTTGATAAAAAGATTGAGTCTGTAACAGAAGGTAAATATCACGATTATAGAAATGATGATTCGATGTCACCAAAACAAAAAATTGGTTACTCGATGAGAGAGGTACGTGATAAGCTAAACGAGTTAGATAAACTTGTTAAAATGAACGTGAGATTTAAAAATGAAGTAGGTGTTGATTCTACATCCTATTGGAAAAATACTCACGTGGCTATGAAAAAAATTAGTGAAAGGTTAGTTAAGTTAGCGAATAAAGTCGGCCAACTGTATTAATCTTTAATATTATGCAAAATCCATCTTGGAATAGAGATGGACTTACTTTTTTAGGAAGATTGTTAAGTCTATCTAATTTGAAGCGGCGTTGGCTTATAGAAGAAACTAAAGTCAAGGGTGAAGAACCAAATAAGATTGAAACAATTAAATTTGTTGATAGATGGATTAAACGATTGGAAGATATGAGAGAAGAAATTATAAGAGCTAGAAGTTAAATGATTAAATTAAAAGATATTATCAATGAAGCTTATGTATGGGAAAGAAAGTTTGGAGAACCATTACCAAAACTTACTTTTACAAAAGAACCAATTATTACAGAAGATACAAAAGATATAGTTCAAGCTAAAAAACTTGCACAAAAATTAGGTAAAATTGAAGCTCGATTGCGTGAAACAATGTATAAGTTAGATGAAAGATTAAATGCAGATATTCCCAATCAAAAATTATCAAAACCTCTCAGAGATACATATAGAAAAAATATAACAAAATTTATGAGAGAAATGTTAACAATTGTTAAAAGGATGAAATAAATGAAACAATTAATAGTAGATTATTTACCATTTGAAGTAAAACCAAAATATATTAGTGAATCATTAAAAGAAAATAATGGACAATTAGTTGTTCAAGGTGTTTTACAAAGAGCTGATTCTAAAAATCAGAATGGTAGAGTGTATCCAAGAGATATTTTAATGAGAGAAGCAAAAAAATATGCTAAAACATTTATAAAACAACGTAGAGCTTTAGGTGAATTGGATCATCCAGAAAGTTCTGTTGTTAATTTAAAAAATGTATCTCATAATATTAAAGAAATGCATTGGGAAGATGATAATTTACTTGGTGTAGTTGAAGTTTTAGGAACACCAGCCGGAAATATACTAAAAGAATTATTTAAATCTGGTATTAAATTAGGTATATCATCTCGTGGTATGGGATCAATAGAAACTGTTAGAGAAAGTGATGATGGTGATAGACAAGAGGTTCAACCAGATTTTGAATTAATTGCGTTTGATTTTGTTTCTAATCCATCAACACATGGAGCTTTTATGCATCCGGTAAATGAGGGTATTGATAATGAGGGTATTGATAAAGAAAATCTTAGAGATTCTATTGAATGTGGAGTATATTGCAAAACTGAATCAATTATACATGATATTATAGCAGGGGCATAATAATGATTAGCTTAAAATCTTTAGTAAAAAATATGAAAGAAGCTAAGATTACAGCACCAAAGAAAGGTGTTCAGACTCCATTAGATGCTAAAATTCAAATCCCTGGATATGGTGTAATGACAAGAAAACAATTACAAGGTAGTATCCAAAGAATTCTTACTGAAACATTAAAATATGTGAAAAAAGGTCAAATAAAAAACGCGTATAGTGTTTTATACAAAAGAAGTGTTTTGAAAGGATTTTTAGAAACAGAAATTAAACATAGTGGGAAATAAAATGTCTAATTATAAAACAATGATGGATACGTGGAAGGATTGGAGATTAGATTTAATTGAAGCTAAAGAAATAATGATAAGCCAAGTTGAAGTAAGAGATAGAATTTGGTATGGTAAACACGGTGTTCAATATTTGGTATTAAAAACA